CAAGGCCTGGCCCACCGTGTCTTGATGCGAGCGGACACGGGTCGCCCAGCACGTTCTAGGTGATCCTCATCCTCAAGGGGGACAGCATCCCTCAGGAGGAACCACTTCATCAAGGCCCCATAGTCGTCCAGCTTTGAAACTGGCGACTTGGCACTGACTACAACACCCTTGACAAGGGGGTGGTGTAGATCAGGATCATGGCGTGTCTCCTGGCTAGGGAGATAGTGGCCATAACGACCCAGGAGAGCTGACGTTCTCTCAACCCACGGAAAGGGGATTAGCCTCTCGATAAGCGAGTCAAGATAGTCGACCGTGTCGCTGTAACCCAGATCAAACATCTGGTTGCGAAAAGCCACAGTAGACACCAGCTCAGGAACGCACTGTCGTGTCGTCGGGAGAAGGCTACGCACACGGGCCAGCGAAACATCATGGCCCGCATAGTAGTCCTTTCCGCAAGACTCCCTGAACCTTCCGGTCCAGTAACTCTTGTCGGAGTTAACTCGAAACCCAAAAGCTTCGAGCTCCCGAACAACAGATTGCACATATTCCACGGGGACAATGATGTCATCCCCGTAGACGCGCACCCGTCCGTAGAACGACTTTATGTCGCCTGCGGACAACGGTCTGTTGAGCACGCGCTGCACCCCTAGAAAAACGACCGTCGTAAAGACGATCGCCTCCATCGGGAAACAGAGTGCCGAACCCATAGACGCGAACTTGGCGAGACGTATCGTCTTACCGAGTACATCAGCCTTACGGCTCCGTGTCGCATCAACCGCCCGTGAAGTCCACGGGTGGTCTGTCAATAGGAGTCGAACATGCTGATTGGAGACCCGATCCGAAGCCTCACTGAGATCCAGTGTGGCGAGAGCTCCAGTGATGGAGCCCTCACGCGCGAGCCTTTGATTTGGCTCTTGCGATTCGAAAGAGATGAAGTTGCGCGCATTGTCAGAGCGCGCGATCTCCTTCACGATCATACCGAAAATCCCCTGCTGCATGTATTGCATACAGGTGGGTTCCTCGGCGATGATTCGTGGGGTCTTCAGCGTTTTAGGTACAGAGACGACCTTGACAGGTATCTCCGCGCCAGGTTCGAGGATCGTAACTCCGTCCATCCTTTGCAGGAAGGACTCCGATGGGATAAGATACTCCCAGTGAGGGAACACCTCGTCCAACCGGCGAGTCCACTGCCGATTCTTGTACTTCGCGTTGCCGCGAAGCTGATCAGCAGTAGCGCCTGGTCCATGCTTTGGGGTGACAAGCTCGTCGTAGATAGTGTTATCCATCTGCGCGAACAGGTTAGCCCAGAGCAGTCGGCCGATTCTCCTGAATTCGTGGACCCTGTCAGGTTCCGCGAGGAGTGATCGGTCGGCCAGACGTACGTCCTTCTCACACTGCACATACGCCAGGTGAGCTGCTTTATCCCTTTCGGGAGAGCAGTCGATGCCAACCTTGCCGAACATCAGCGTAAGCTGACGCACGGCTCGAATAGCGTCGATGTCTGGCGACGGCAGCAACAAACCGCTGCTGGAGTCGAACACAAGACGAAGGAAACCTCCGAGAAATCTGGGGAGCCCGCCTGTCCTCGAAAAACCAAGGAACAGGTCGTCGTCCACCTTGCCTCGATCGAGACCTTTTTGGAGGTCTTTCCCGAAGCTCGGGAGGGTAATCGTCAGAAACGACAACCCCTCGTGATCGACTCGCCTCTGGACCGTTTTGAGGTCCAGAGTGGTGCTCGTGCCGCATCGTCGTCCTAGCTCATTCAGGACGACAGAGTAGAGTGCGATTAGGCTTTTCAGCGCCCCCTCCTATGTGAGGTGTTTTGCGCTCCTGGCCACGTCGCAGGTCGCCAACCGAGAACTTAGACCGTGGAGATTCCCCGGTCCAGAGGTCAGTTCTCACCACCCAGAAGCTGGGTGACCCGTGCTCCAGAACTGGCAGTCAGAAACGCCACAAGGGCGTCGACAACTGCCTTAGTCTCAGCGACCGTGTACCCGTTCACCGGGACGTCGACCACCATGTAAGTACTCATGGATGACCGCGCGTTTTGGTTAGGGATCAACGGATCCGCGGAGATCTTGTTCGTGGAGAGTCGGATGGTACGCCGCGTGCGCTTCCCGTAGGAATGCGCAACGGTGACCTTAGCCAGCCCATCGGCAGATGTAAATTCGCCGGTGTTCTGGCCGGAACTGGTCCGCGGAAGCGGAACAGCAGTTCCTCCGATTGTGACGGTGGGATCGGCAAACGACATGACAGCACTCCGGTGTTGGAAGTGGCAAGCTGGTCCCAGATGGGTAGCTTGGCTTGGCTGTAGTCCCTTGTGGGGACGTCGGCCAAGACTTAACGCGTGTGGGTAAGACCCAACGCGGTTAGGACAGCCCATCGTCGAGGCGACAAATCCTCTAGATGAACTCCGAACCCGTACGGTGTTGCGCGTCGTCGCTCCTTCGTCGTGAGACGATAGTGCATAACGGCGCGGACTGGGAAGCCAGTAGTAAAAACGGAGGGGTCACCCCCTACCGCTGACTGTCCCAGTACGGAGTACTCTCGTGATGCTGTTACTTGGTGCATCACGTAGCCGTACTTCATCACCAAGCTGTCGTCTGATAGCGCCGACACGTTTGAAAGAAACGAGCCGGCATCTGCGAACCAGTCGAGCAGCCAGGACCATGGAGTGATCTGGTACATGGTGTCCGCGTTCATACGCGTCCCCAGCAGGCGATTTGCCAGCTGGTCATACTTTTCCAGCTTACCGACATAAGAATGTCCGTCGGCGAGCAGGTAGGTATAGGCACCACTAAACCAGGATTCCGTACGTACAGTATCGAACGTACGTAACTCCATCGAGGTTCCAGCGAAGAAATCCGCGGAGTAACTGTCCTGCTGGCGGGGAATACTCATCCCGCCAGGCTTACGTGGCAGCTCCGTGGCACTCGTCTGGACCTCTAGTTCGGCTCTACGGCGGATTTGTCTTCCGCTGTCGCGCTGCATCTGCCTCACGATTTGTGAGATGTTCAGAACAGCGCGCGCCGCAGCAACTGCGTCATTAGCAAGAGGACGCCAACCGAACGTGAAGTTCAGGTATTCGCTGCCTAAACCACGGGCAGCAGACCAGGCCTCACGCAGGCTGTGGGTGAAGAGCGAGGGCATGCCCTCGCGTGCTTCCCCAAGTGCCGCAGCAAGCCGAACCTCCGGCTGAATCGGTCTCGTCATAGAAATCATCCGTGCTCCCAGGGCATCAAGTTCGTCCCTGGACATAGGTGGGATTACTGGAAAAGCCGGAAAATCCACGGTCGGGTAAATTACGCCCGAGTAGTCCGTGAAATCCGGGTATCCATTCCACCCGGTGATCATCTTTTTCACCCTAGTAGGGTAAGAGATGTCACCGCGGATAGACGAGAAGTCGTGCCCGGTGTCACCCGAAGTAAAGCCGCGAAAGTAACGGCCCTCCTTCTTGTGATACCCGGCAGATAACGACTTCGTGAGCTCCCAGCTATTGGAAGCTCCGCCCGATGGATCCTCATCCTCATTCAGGTTTTCCGCTTTGTTACTGCGGTAGCCATGAATGGTCTGAGAGCCGGTCGGCAATAAGTCCTTGTCACTGGGTAAGAAATTCACAGGCCCGTTGCCTATACGCCGGTGGAAGATTCCATCGACAGGCATATACGGGAACACCCTGCTCTCAGTGACGTCAGGCATGCCGGGTCCTTAATACGGGAGATAGTGTCGGAGTAGTTGTACCCCAAGTGTTCGCGGCGCGAACACCGG